CGCGTTGCCGCCACATCAAAGAAGAAAGCAAACGCCATTTACACCCACGGTATTTGTCGTTGTTTAGAACTTATTATTTATCAGGAAGAACAACTGTTTAAAACAACACTTGCAGCAGCTGCTGGTATGGAAAAACCAATTGAATTGCCTGATGATGCACCACCTGAACAGCAGGCTGCCTACGAAGATGCATTGAAACAATATAACGAGCAATTGAAGAAACTTATGTTAGCTTGTGTGGAAACTCAACAAATACCACCAAGTGTTGTTGGGTTGATTCCTGATGGGGACCTAACTGTTTTATGGCGTTGGCTTGGTCCCGTCTATGAAGATTCCACGCAGGATATTCTTAACAACTCTATTGTTGTAAGAAATCTTCAAGAATTAGGTGTTGATAGCATTGAAGCACTGAAGTACCTCTTCCCTTCTAAAACGGATGAGGAAAGAGCCGAGATGTTATCTGGGTTCCCATTCAGGATGGTGAACGAATTGCAGAGTGCTTATTCTCAATTTGCTCGTCTAGTGGGGGGAATGATGCAGACTCCTCACCCGCAAGCACCGGATTTACCGATGGCTGCGGATCCCAGATTGGATCTAACACCATATCTGTATCGAACATTAGAAGCTTTACAAAAGGAGATGAGTTATGCAGGACGCTACCGTCCAATCGATCCCACAGACGAGCCAAGTTCCGGCAGCGGTGGCTCCGAGCAGCTACGTGGCTCCGGCTCCGGCGCAAGCTCCAGTGGCAGCACCAGTCCAGTATCAGGTGGGTACCAGTTACCCTCAGGCGGTACCACAGGCAGCCCCCAGCTACCAATCAGCCCCTACTCAGTACGCCCCCCAATCCCAACCGGAAGCCCAGGGCAACCCATGGGAATCGGCGTTCAACAAGGTGGTGAATCTGCTGAGCGCACCAGTTCAATCCCCGTTCCAGGGTCAACCGTCTCAGACGACGCAGTACAGTCCAGCCAACTACGGCCAGCCGCCCAGCAACCTGGGTACGCAACAATCGGCTCCGCAGATCTCATCACCCAACCAGGCTTACTCGCCCAACTCTTCCCAAACTTCCTCGATTCAATCCTTGGAGGACGTAGCGAATCTCCTGGAGTGGAGCCCGGAAAGTCGGAACGTGGTAAGCGCGTACGGAACAGAAGCTCCCGCAATTCTAAATAATTACGCTCTCCAGCTGGAAGACATGCTGGATAGTGCTGTTGCCTGGGGCGGCAAAGCACAAGAACTACTGAATGGTTATGCCGAATTCAGTGTTAACGAGCACCAGGAGAACCTGGCATATAACGAGATCCTGACCAATCCTGATGTACTTAGCGATTACACGCTGAAGTTCTTTGGTCCTGAAGGTCCCTATCCTGTGTATGAGGATGAGGCTCAATTGGAAACCCGTGGTTATCCCACTGCACCGATTGATTCTGCCCTGGGTCAATTCCCTGCTCCTCCTACCGCAGCTGCTCCTCAGCAACCTGAAAACTTCTGGGGTAACTTCAAGCAACAGATGGATGTCGATCCCAGCCAAGCCTGGCGCATCCTGAACCAAGCTCAGCCTCAAGTTGTTGCAAACAAGCTTTTTGTAATGGAGTGAAGCAGTGATTAATCTTGCTGGTAAATATGCAAACTTAATCAGCAGGAATCCAGCAGCTTCTGCAGTGGCTGGCGGCTTAGGTGCTGCCGGCCTTGCAACGCTAGGCAATATTGCCAGTGGCGAAGCTAGTGAAGAATCCCCTGCTCGCCTTGGTCTAGAGGCATTAGGTGCTGGTGCCTTGGGAGCCGCGTTAGGTTCTCAGGTTCCTGGGCTTCGTGGCCGCGCTGCAAAAGCAATGCGCGATATCGGTGCGGTTAGCTTAATGAATCCCGGAGCTGCAGCCAGGAAAGCTGCAATGTCTCCTCAGGAAATTAAACAGAGTGAATTTGCAAGAGATCTTTTAAATGAAACTGTTAGGGCAGGAGTTGATCCTTCTGCTTTACGTAGTGATTTAAAAACATCACTAAGAAGGCTTCAAACAGGAATCAATACTGTTGGCATTCCCTTAGGTGTCACCGCCGCTGGTGCACTCGGTGGAATGGTTGGTGGCGGTGTTGGTAATGTTGGTGGACTAATTGGTGTACCAGGACTTCAGCAAAATATGGCAGTTGATCCAGAAGCTTACGGCTCTAGCAATTCTCCTGGTGCACGTTATAAAGCACCTACTATGCAATACATGTAAGTTTAAAGCTTATTACCTGCTAGAATTTGTTTTAGATAAGACACATGTGTCTTTATCTTTCACCCGATAAAAACACTGACACTGGAGGATAAACTAAAGTGTTCATTGATAGCTAGTTCAGATCCTGGTAGGTATGACCTTTCAAGATTTGGTAAATAGCTCCGTGATTACAGTTAAATTTTTCAGCAATTTTTCTATAAGAAAGACCTGCTTCTTTTAAAGATTTAATTTGTTTCACGTCATCCGAAGAAAATTTCCTTAAAGACTTCTTCGGTTTTCCTTTACTGGCAAAACCATTGTTTTTATAGCAACCGTTTTCCCAAGCTCTTGTTAGATTTTCTTGTTTGGTAACGATCTTAAGATTTTCAAGTCGATTATTTCTCTTGTTATTATCTTTGTGATCAATTTGCAAGGAAAAGTTACTGGTTCCATGAGAACGCAGATCTAATCCTAAGAAAGCAATTGCCATCAAGACGTGAAGATGAAATCTTTTTCTTTTTCCATCCACAAGAACTGATATACGGTCATAAACACTGGTAGAACTAATGGGAATTTCTAGAAAATATTCTTGATTATCGGGATCAAGTTGTTTTTCAAAAGCTTTCCCTTCTTCCGTTAAGTAAAGATTACCAAATCCTGGAACAAGTTTTGGATTCATTTTGTTTATAAACAAGTTTCCAGACTTTAACATGCCTCAACTGAACGCTCAACGTTGTCACCTCACCAAGTAATTGATGAGTGCAAACCGGATGAATTCAGGGAAACCCTAACGTAAAGGCGAGGGTAATCCTGAGCGAAGCCAACTAAGTTCGTAGTTGGAACGTGCAGAGACTAGGCGGGAGATGACGCTTCATCTGTAATACGCCATTAGCGTCCGGCATCCTACCAAGGATGAAGAGATAGTCCACCCCTCTAAGAAACTAGAGACCAGGAGAACGATTTTCCAAAGATTTTAGGTGCGGAACTTTATCGTCCTCACCCTGCTTATGTTACCGAAATGGCTGTGGAGCCCGTGGTTGTCCACGATTTCACTCGCCAGCCCGGTCAAACCGTTCAGTTAGATCGCTATAAGTTCTGGGGTACCCCTGGTACGAAGGATAGCCGTGAGCGTATCTCTGATCAGACCATTGGTACTGCCAATAGCCGCAACATCACCAAGGAAAAGGTGCTTGTTGTTCTGAAAGAATACACCGGCCCTGCTGATCCGGGTGATCCCACTCAGCCCAGCACCTTTAAGATTGCTCGTGAAACTCTGATTACCGCTCAGCGTCTGCTGCTGGATACCGGTAACCTGAATATGTTCCACCAGAGCATCGGTTCCCTGACCCTGCTCGATGATTATCGCCGTTGGCGTGATCGTGTGTTCATTGATGAACTCGCCAAAGCAGAAGCAAACGGTGCTGCCTCCACCACACAAGGCGGTTACTACTTCGCTGGTGCTAAGGAAAAGAATGCTTCCGGTCAAATCACCTATAGCGTTGCTGAGTATCAGAGCCAAAACCAGCAGTTCCAGGTGCGTACCGATCTTCTGACCGTCGTTAAGGATCTGCGTAAGCGTAACGTTCCTACCTTTGCTGATGGTCTGTATCGTTGCATTTGCGATCCCGTCTTCATGATGCATCTGCGTCGTGATCAAGACTTCCGTGAGATCGCTCGTTACGCTGGTGCTCCTGGTCAAGGCATGTACATGGGTAATCCCATGATGCCTAACAACGCCAGCTTCTACATGGGTCCCCAGGCTGGTCAAGGTTACTTCCTTGCCGGTGAGCCCGTGATGCCTACTGGTGTTCAGTTTGAAGGTGTGAAGTTCTTCGAATCAACCAACTTCCCCATCAAGAACGTCAACGCTTCGTTTGATGCTGGTTCCACCTACACTTCCCAGGAAGTTGCCCAAGGTTACTTCTTTGGCCCCCAGTCGATTGGTGTTGGTATCGGCGGCCCGAACGCTCAGGTGCTCATCAACAACAACGACGACTTCAGCCGCTTCATCATCCTGATCTGGCAACTGTATGCAGGTTTTGAAATCCTGAACAAGGACTTCGTTACCACTGCATTCAGCTTCATCCAAGACGATGGTTCCGTCTGATAATTAATCCATACATTTACATTACTGGAAAAGATAAATGACCTATTTGTCCGCTAAGAAAATCTACCCAGGTAACTGGGCAGAACCCCTCAACGGTTGGTACAAAAACATTGATACCAACGATGACGGTAACAACAACAACTCCAAGGGTGGCCCCACCTGTGTGCTGGCAACTCCTGGCTACCGTTACTTCCAGCAGCGTGGTTACGTTCCTGTTACCAACACTTCTGGTGGCGGCGCTGTTTCCTCTGGCAGTGTTATCGTTCCTTCCCCTTATCGGAATGACGATACCCGCACAGATATCACCGGTATGGTGATCTCCGGCAGCAGCACCCTTCCTGCTTATGTGTATCGCGCAACAGTTTCCGTTGCCTCTGGCTGGGGCGATGGCCGCGTTGCTTCTGGTGTGTATGCCGCAACCGGTAACATCATCACCTTTGGTCCTGGCCTTGAATCCAACGCAGGTGTTGGCGCAGCTGTTTCCCAGGCAAACCTCCAGTCCACCACCTCTGGCAGCCAGCCCGGTGAGATTTATTTCGCTGGTGGTTCTGCTGCTTACAGTGCAGTTCCTCTCCTGACAGCTACCGGTGCCGCTGGTAATAGCGCAGGCAAGGTTTATCGTGAAGTGACTGCTGCTACTACCTATAACGTTCAGTCCCGTACCACCCTTACTGGTACTACTGCAGGTGGTGGTTGGTACATTTCGAGCGCTGATTCCACTGCTGGCCGCACTGGTTATCTGATCGTTGAAGTGTGCTACATCCAACCTGATGTTGCTCCTGGTTACGAAGACATCGACGGCTATCTGCTTGGCCGTGTTGTCTCCCCGTGATAAAAGAGATAAGTTAAACTAAGACCAGTAAATTACAGGTCTTATGACAACTACTCCTTCGATGCTTTATCAGCACAAAAAAACAGGTGCACGTGTCAAGGTTGTAAGCGAATGGGATAATGGCGATTGGTTCATGGTCGAAGACCAGGATGGTCGCCTTTTCACTGCTTATAAAACTGAAATCACACCTGATGAGGCTGCAACAAAAACTGTTAAAACTCTTCAGGTAAAAGATAAAGCAGCAAAAGAAGAACCTCGCACTTTTCCCCCTGATAATCGGTTGAATATTAATGGTGCAACACCTCAAATGATTGCTGATCATATTAAAGGTATTGGACTTAAAACAGCTAGAGAGATTAAAGATCTTCAGATGTCCTTATCGGGTGAAAGGTTTAATAATCTCGAACAGTTAAAACAGATTAAAAGGGTTGATTGGGACGCAGTTCTTGCAGCTGATTTAATCAGAGTTTAAGGATTTTATCCCCTGGGCAACCAGGGGTTTTATCTTGGAAATTCTTTTAATTCAGTGCATTTATAATAAAAAACAAACGGAAATAAACGGTGCAGCTATCTGATTTTGATAAGAGTAGAGTCCGGTATCACCTGGGCTACTTCACTGTTTCTGTGCCAGCAGGCGATTATGCCAGGTTGGAAGAAGCAATGAATACGATTCCTGATTCGTATTTTTACGATAAGGTAGCTATTCAGATTGGTCGTTGTGATACGGCTGAAAAGAAAACAGAAGTTGCAACCTCACCTTCCACCCGTTTGGAAAGTATTGCTGGTGACGTTGATCGTACAATTCGATCCAGCAATGCAAAGGAAGCTTTAAAGGTTTGGGACGAGATTTATCTCTACGAAACCAATCGTTTGGCACAGATTCTTTATGTACCAAACTATAAAGATCCGTTCCAAGCCAGATATCGTTACGAAAGATCTGGTGCTGAATTCATCCAGGCATTACCTGGTCCTGCTGACACCGCTGT